GATGAAGCTGTGGAACAAGGCAGAAGGGGTGGGAAGAAATCTGTCGAGGTGAGACGGGAACGCAAGCTGCTTTCGCAGATATACGGGGATTTGCTTGCCGATGAGTACGAAATAAAGATAGACGGTAAGATGCAGAAAATAGAAGGGGCAAGTCTTGTAAAGGCGATTGCCAAAGACGTATTAGAGCGTCGAGATTCCTCCAGCGTTTCGATGATGAAAGAGATCAGGGAAGCAACAGAGGGGAACAAAGTCAAACTATCAGGCGAAACAGGTGGACCCGTTGAAATATCGGTCATCAAGCGCGTGGTTGTGGATAATCAGGTCAAGCCATAATGTCAGAACTGGAGATTGAGACAGCAAGGGCGGCGCTTCCATTGCTTGATGATGCCCGGTACAAGGCAATCTATGGCGGTCGAGGGTCTGGAAAATCACATTTCTTTGCTGACTTGCTTGTGGAAGAACATATAGCCAATCCTGACCAGCTGACCGTGTGCATCCGTGAATACCAAAGAACGCTTACCCAATCTGTCAAGCGCTTAATCGAGAATAAAATAGCAAAGCATGGAGTCGGTTCTCATTTCGAGATTCAGGAACGGCAGATCAAGAGCTTGCGAGGAAGCGGCGGGATAATCTTTGAAGGTATGCAGAATTACAATGCCGACTCGATAAAGTCCCTTGAAGGTTTTGACCGTGCATGGTTCGCAGAAGCACAAAGGGCAAGTCAGAAGTCTTTGGACTACCTTCGGCCGACGATACGAAAAGAAGGTTCGCAGATATGGTTTGACTGGAACCCTGACGAACCGACTGACCCGATAGATATATTCCTTCGTGGTGATAACGTACCGAAGGACGCGATTGTTGTCGAGATGAACTATCAGGACAATCCATGGTTTCCGGAAGTCCTCCGTGTTGAAATGGAGTACGATAGACGAACCGACCCTGACAAATACGCACATATATGGCTGGGAAGGTACAATACCAATTCCGACAAGCGGGTGTTCAAGAACTGGAAGGTTGACGAGTTTGAGACGCCGTCAGATGCAATGTTTAATTTCGGAGCTGACTGGGGGTTTGCACAAGACCCGACAGTATTGGTTCGGTGCTATATCGTAGGCAAGAAGCTTTTTATTGACTACGAAGCATACGAGGTTGGATGCGAGATCGTGGACATTCCTACCTTGTTTATGACGATTCCGGAGGCTGAAAATTGGTCAATGGTTGCTGACTGTTCAAGACCGGAAACGATATCGCACTTGAAAAAGCAGGGCTTTCCAAAGATATTTCCGTCAGTGAAGGGGAAAGGATCAATTTCGGAAGGCGTCGAGTTCTTGCGTTCCTATGAAATAATCGTGCATCCTCGTTGTGTTCATGTTATTGACGAACTGACGCTGTATAGTTACAAGATAGAGGCACTTACCGGAAGGGTCACGAATATACTTGAGGACAAGAATAACCATTGCATCGCAGAAGGCGAGAAGGTAACGTGCAGAAGGGGTGATATTCCGATAGAGTCTGTTACAGAGGAGGACGAAGTGCTGACGACGGCTGGATTCCGTAAAGTTCTTTTCTCTGGCGCAACTGGATATGATAGGGATATCGTCATAATAAGAACGACGAACGGAACGATCAAGTGTACTCCCGAGCATGAAATATGGACACCGAAAGGATTTACAAGGGCTGATGCATTAAGGTGTAATGATGACATACTTATCTGGGGGGTGTCGTCATGGTTGAAAGAATTATGTGGGATGGTAGGATATATCGCAGGTATCCTGAAAGCAATCGGAGGTCGGATCGGGTTTATTTTCAAACATCAAGAACCAGTGGACCTTCGTGGCTTCATCGTGATGTGTGGGAAAGCGTCAATGGAACTATTCCGAAAGGGTGTGCGATTCATAATAAAGATGGCAACCCGGGGAACAACAGCATTGAGAACCTTGCTTGCTTGTCTCATAAGGAGCATGTTAGGCAACACCCGTATGACGATAAACGAAGGAAGCAGCAATCAGAAAACCTTGAGAAAATCAGGCATCTTTCAAAGCCGTGGCATTCAAGTCCAGAAGGAATCAAGAAGCACAGAGAAATCGGAGCGCTTGCCTATGCAGGATTCGTTCCAGAAGAAAAAGAATGTAAACAATGTGGGAGGGTATTCTATCCACGTAAAATCGGGAACGCAGATTTATTCTGCTCCAACGCTTGTAAATCAGCATGGAGAAGAAGTTCGGGAGCAGATAACGAAACAAGGATTTGTCATGTGTGCGGAGAAAGTTTCGTCAGCAATAAATACTCCAAAAAGAAATCTTGTTCTCGGGCGTGTTCTAACCGTGGAAGGGTGCGGAAAAGCAAAGAGGGTTTATGATCTTACGGTAGAGGATAATCATGAGTTTTTTTGCAATGGGATTCTTGTATCGAATTGCATAGATTCCCTGCGGTACGCACTGGAAGCGACGAGACGGGCAGTAAAGAGGGTGGTTGTAGACTTTGAACCAATCCCGACAATAAACAGGTGGTAAAAAATGATGCTTCATGAAACAGGATTCAAGTCGCAGCGGGACAGATCGATGCTGGTTGCTTCATACCGGGACATGGCGAAAGAGTTCAAAGTTCCACGGAAAGAGCGAATAACGGCAGCGCAAATGAGCAAAATGACAAACAAGCAGTTGCATTGTGCTTGCCGTGACCTGTACAATGGGGTAACGGTAGAGGCGGCAACGGCGTATGGAATCAAGCGTGGAATCATCAAGAAGCCGAGAAAGTCGTCGTTTATGATGAGGGTTCGCAACTTCTTGCGAAAGGTGGTACGTCATGGCTAATATAACCAAAGAGGAACGGTTGCGGAAGATTCACACGACCGCATTGATGCAGTTCGACAAGATACAGGATGCAATGAGGGATGAGCGCCAGATGTGTCTTGAGGACAGGCGCTTTTATTCCATTTCGGGCGCTCAATGGGAAGGTGACCTTGGCGAGCAGTTCAAGAATAAACCGAAGTTTGAGGTCAACAAGATTCACCTTGCTGTTATTCGTATCATCAATGAGTACCGAAACAATCGGATCACTGTTGACTTTATCAGCAAGGACGGGTCAAAGGATGACGAACTTGCCGAGGTATGCGATGGACTGTTTAGAGCTGATGAACGGGATTCCGGAGCCGAGGAAGCGTATGACAACGCCTTTGAAGAGGCTGTCGGTGGTGGGTTCGGTGCAATGCGTCTCCGTGCTGACTACGAGAACGACGAGGATCCCGACGATGACCGGCAGCGAATCAGAATTGAGCCAATCTATGACGCTGACAGTTCCGTATTCTTTGATCTTGACGCAAAGCGCCAGGACAAAGCAGACGCGCAACATTGCTTCGTTATTTACTCCATGACACCAGATGCCTATGAATCCGAATGGGATGACGAGGTGACTTCATGGGATAAGGAGATAGGGCAGACGGAGTTCGATTGGGCAACGCCTGACATGATCTTTGTTGCCGAATATTACTTGATTGAAAAGAAAACAGATTACGCTGTTACCTTGACCGGAGTCGCAGGGGATGAGCATAAGTATCTGGAATCTGAAGCCGATGACGAAAAGATCGAAGAGATGATGCTGATTGGCTACAAAGAAACCCGCAGGAAGAAAGTAAGCACGAAACAGGTTCACAAGTTCATCATGTCAGGTGGTAAGATTCTGGATGATTGCGGAGTCATTGCAGGAAAGAACATTCCTATCGTTCCGAACTATGGGAAGCGCTGGTATGTGGACAACATCGAAAGATGCATGGGTCATGTCAGGCTTGCCAAAGATTCCCAGCGGCTGAAGAATATGCAGCTTTCAAAGCTCGGTGAGATAAGCGCGCTTTCGTCTGTCGAAAAGCCAATATTGAATCCTGAACAGGTGGCAGGGTTCCAGACCATGTGGGCTGAGGACAACATGAAGAACTTCCCGTATCTGCTCTTGAATCCCGTAACCGGAGCGGACGGAAACCCGATGCCTGCAGGACCGATTGGATATACAAAGCCGCCGTCAGTTCCTCCGTCACTCGCTGCATTGATTCAGATCACCGAAATGGATATGCAAGGTATCTTGGGGAATCAGCAGGAAGCCGACAAGATGGTGAGCAACATTGCCGAAAAAACCGTGCTTGCCATTCAGAACAGGATGGATATGCAGACTTTCATTTACGTCTCGAACTTCTCAAAGGCGGTAAGGCGGGTTGGTGAAGTTTGGCTTTCAATGGCAAAGGATGTCTATGTCGAGCCGGGACGCAAGATGAAAATGGTCAACAAAGGGAATGACATTGGTTCTGTTGAACTCCAGACGAATATAAACGACCCGAA